GATCAAAATTTAAGTTATTTGAATTCACGATTAACACATTACTTAGATAAGATTGGATTACCACATCAGGTTGTATTTAAAAATGATTTACAAGTTGAAATAACAGAGTTAGGGCGTGAAATGGACTTCTATAATCTTTCAAGGGGAGAAATGAATAGATTAATTTTGTCGCTGTCTTGGGCATTTCGTGATGTTTGGGAAAATTTATATAGTCCAATTAATGTATTGTTTATTGACGAGTTACTAGATAACGGCACCGATGCTATTGGAATGGAAAATTCTATAAGTATCTTAAAAGATATGTCACGCCGTAGACAAAAGTCCATTTGGTTAATTAGTCATAAAGACGAACTAGCTATGAGAGTGAACAGTGTTTTAAAAGTAATAAAAGAAAATGGCTTTTCAACTTATGCCACTAGCACTGAAATTGAGTAACTTGATAAATAATTGTGAGTCGCGGTACTGGAAATACCCACTCACTCTAAAGCTATCAAGGAGCATCAGCATGAATATTTATAATAATACAATACCCTATATCTATAAGTGGATACATATTCCTACAGGAAAATGGTATATAGGATCAAAAATAAGAAAAGGTTGGAATCCTAACAGACATGAAGAATATATTTGTTCTAGTAAACAAGTAAAACTATTAATTTTAGAAAATCGCGGTGATTGGAAATATGAAATTCTTTACACAGGAGACCCCGATTTTATTAAAAACCTTGAAAAAGTAATTTTAACTGAGTTAGATGCTAAAAATGATCCTATGAGTTTTAATCAGCATAATGGTGATGGTTTATATAGTCGTTATGGTGTAAAAGAAAATGAACAGACTAGACAAAGAAAAAAAGAAGCAAGACTGGGAATTAAAAATCCTATGTATGGAAAAACAGGAATTTTGTCACCGCACTATGGCAAAAAACATTCTGATGCTACAAATAAAAAAAGATCAGATAGTCTAAAAAACTATAGTCAAAATCGTCCAAATTTTCATAATGAAAATATTAGTAAATCTTTGAAAGGTAATCTAAAATTAATAGAAAGAATGACAGGGTCAAATAACCCAATGTATGGTATTCCTGCAAGTGATTACAATAAAGCTATGACCAAACTAAAAAATTCAGGTGATAACAATCCAATGAAGAAGCCTGAGCATCAAAAAAAATGTTTATACTGTGGGCAGATTGTTGCCAAAAATCATTTTACAATGTTTCACGGTAATAAATGTAAAAAATTTGAAACATCTAATTTTTAAAATAAGTATAATATGCCTAGTCCACAAAAAGCAAAAGGTTCAGGATTTGAGAGAGAAGTTGCAAAATTCTTAACAGATACTTATGACGAAAGCTTTATACGTGCTCCAGGAAGTGGTGCTTATGTCGGTGGTAAAAATCAGGTAAGAAAAGAAGTATTGCATGAAGGTCAGATTCGTAGCTTTAAGGGTGATGTTGTACCTGGACAAAGTTTTGGTAATATGAATATCGAATGTAAATTTTATGCTGATTTTCCGTTTAATCTAGTGTTAGCTGGAAACTGTAAAGTTTTAGATGCGTGGCTAGATCAACTAATGTCTGTAAGTGAACCTCAAGATTTAAATTTACTTTTTATGAAATTTAATCGTAAAGGAAAATTTATGTGTGTTCAAAGTAAACTTACTTGGATTACAGACCAATTTTTATATTATACATCCAAAAATCACAATGATTGGTTAATAATAGAATTTGAACATTTTTGGAAATTAAACAAAGAACTAATTAAAAAATATAGTAAGATAATTGACACCAAGTCAGAACAACAAATACAAATTACTAGAATTTCACATAACCCTTTATTATAAAAATTTGTTTGGTCTAGGTTCCTAGACCCTCCTTGAGAAAGTACAGGTAGTGCTGTGCCGACGGATCTGGAGTAGGAGGATAACCTATCCTCATTATACCGAGAGTGCAATCGACAAAGCGAACACTCAACAAGCCTATAACTATTTTGTCTTGATGATATAGGATGTGCGTTGCCGAAGATGTGTTTACAAACATAAGCTTCACTACAGGCCATAAACTTTAAAGGGCAACCGGTAGGATACATAAGCAGTAAGGCTGTATGTATTGGCAAAGACAACACGGAGTGACAAGCATGGCAAGTCCCGTTGGTAGTACTGAATAGCACTACCATGGAGATCCTAGCGGCAAGTATTAGTTTTTAGTATCAATAATTAAAAAAATAAGACCGAACGTTAGTGAGGTCTTAGACGAACGTGGTTCGTCTTCAAAAGAAGGGTAGTCCTGATTTTTTAGTTGTGTCTAAATTTTCGTTAGCAATATTGGATATAACATCTCTTTCAAATGTTGACATATTTAAAACGTCATTATATGAAACACTACCTCTCATATACCAACTTAATTTTAACGCATTTTCTTTTATTGAATTTGCTTCTTTTTCAAGGCTATCAAGTAGCTTCTGCACTTCTTCAGGTTGTAAGTACAGAAGCTTTATTCGAAAAAATCAGTAACATTTAATGCAACACGTTGTAAATATTCATTTGCACAACTATTGCATTTTAACTTAACAGGTTTTATTTCACTAGTTTCTCTTAATGAGACACCATAATTTCTCATTTCTTCAAAAGTTGCTTTATCTGTATTCAATATAAATTCAAGTATAAAGTTATAATCTGTTACTGTTTCATTTGGTAGTTCAATTCTATCTATGCCTTTAGCAATAATTGCAAATAGATTTTCATTGACTTTACGCATGGTAATTCCAGTTTTGTTTAATCGTTCTTTGTCATCTTGTATTTTTTCTAAATTGTTGATTTCTACTTGAGTTTCAAACTGCATTAGGTTTGTTTCATTTACTGTTTTATAATCTAATGGTTTAAAAAATATTTTTAAATCTCCAATTTGTAATGGTTCATGATAATTACCTAACTTAATATTTTGTAGTAAAATCAATAAGTTTATTGCAAATGTTTCTTCATTACTGCAATTTGGACATGTACTTAATATGTCTAAATTGTTACCGGTGCTTGCTGACTTAATACCTATTAATAATGCATCAATATCAACTGCTGGAATTCTCCATGGGTCTTTAATATTAGGCACGCAACTTTTTATAATGTCAACGATAGCAGTACCGTTATATAATGCATCAGGAGTTTTTGATGTTATCTCATCAATCGCTGTCATTGGAAATATGGGTAATTCACTATTTTCAGGCATTTCAATACTATTTTGAGGATAAAATTTACCTTGACTTGGTAATTTTAAATGTAATGCAGGTCTTCTAAAGTATTGTCGTAATGGGTTCATTCATTCTCCTGTTTTTAAAAACATAAATATATGTAGTATTTATATATGGAAAACCATGGCTGATAATTTAGATCCCAATTTGTTAAGAGAGCTTAATGAAAATTTTAGTTTATTAACCTCTAGTACTGGATATCAAAATAAAGAATTTGATAGTTTAACAAGTTCAACTAGAAGTTTAAACACTGAATTTATTAAACTTATTGGTATTACAAATAGTGATTTAGCCAAAAGTTTAACTCAATTTAATAAAAATCTAGATAAGTCATCAAAAGATGCAGAAAAAGCTGATAAGTTTGCACAGACAGATTTAGAAAAAAAGAAAAAACAAAGTAAAGAATTAGAAACTGAACATACCCGCAATTTAACATATTATAAAAGTTTAAGTGGGTATGCTACAAGTTTAGAAGGTTTTGTAAATCAAACTTCGTCCGCATTGTCAAAGGCTGCTGGAAATGGTTTAGTATTTTCAACAGCAATGGAAGCTGGGTCAATATATCTCAATAATTTAAGAAAAGTATATGAAGCTACCATAGATGCTCAAAATGCATATACAAGATCATTAATTGGAGGTCAAAGAGGATTTGCATTACAGGCAAGGTATAACGAACAAGTTGGTAAAGCAGCAAATGATTTACAAAGACAACTAGGTGGACTTGCCATACAAATTGGTTCATTTGCGGCATTTTTTACAATAGTAAGCAAGGTTAATCCTGTATTAAAAGTGTTGGGTCTTGCAGCAGGAGCAGTCGCAGCAGCGTTCGGTTACAATGAACAAATGGCTGCAAAGGCTGCGGATGCTGCTTTAGAATTAGCTACCGCACAATCTGAATTACGTGATAGAATAACTTCTACAATGTATGATTTAGGTGCTGCTTCTGTAATAGGTATAGAAGGAATTACTGGTTTTAAAAAGGATTTAGCAAAATTAACATTACCGTTTAGTGATTTAGCTAAATTTAGCACTATATTAAGAAACAATGTAAGTGAATTAGCAATTATAGGTCCTACCGCCGCAGAAGGAGGAAGAAAATTAGCTGAGATATCAGGTAAACTTATTGAAAGTGATTTAGGAAAACAGTTTGAATATATGGGTATTACTGTTGAAAAACAAACAGAACATACACTAAAATATTTATCCTTACAACAAAGATTAGGGTTTGCACAAGAAAAAGATACCACAAAACTAAGTATGGCAGCAGGAAAATATTTAGTTGAGTTAGAAAAAATTGCAGTTTTAACAGGAGCTACAAGAGAAGAACAAGAAAAGGCAAGAGATCAAGTAATGGCAATTGAAGAATTAAGAGCCGCGATGCTTGCTGAAGAAGATATTGAAAAGAAAAAACAATTAGAAAGGGCAGTACAAGCAAGTGAAGCTTTATTTGCAGCTGGTGCAAAAGATGCAGGTGCTGCAATAGCTAAAATGGCAGCAGCAGGTGGTGCTATAACAAGTCAAGAATCAGCTAGATTGCAAATGGCTGCTCCCAAATTTGTAGAAGATATACTTAATGGCAAAGGTCCTGTCACAGTTGCATTAAAAGGGTTCGCAGGAGAAGTTCAAGAATTTCAAAAACAATTCGCAGGTACAGGCAGATTAAGTTACGAAGCTATAAAAGATATATTAATTATGGGCTTTAAAGATGCTGCTGATTTAAAAATAAAAGTAGACAATTCATATGCTGCTGCTGAAAAATTATCACTTGAGAAAAAAATTAGTCTTGATCAAGCACTTTTTGAAATTCGTAAAACCCAAGATGAAGAAACTAAAAAAGCAATTGATTTAGAAAGAAAATTAAGATTAGAAGCAATTGCACGACAAGA